CGCTCGTACGCGCTCGTGTGGCGTCCGGACGGGCCAGACACTGAGATCACGTTCTATGACGCCACGAGCGCCATTGTGGAGTATGTCCCCGGCAAGCGTCGGGTACGGCGTTACGGTCTGATCACGTGGACGGATGACGCTCGCGAGAATGTCACGCTGTTCACGGCTGACCGCGTGTTCAAGTTCTCTCGTCCGCTTAGCCACGCCGCTAGGTACGAGCACGTTGACAGCAACATAGCCATTATGGGCGGTTCTGCTTGGGCGCTTGACGCTGAGATGCCTAACCCGCTCAAGGTGGTGCCGCTCGTCGCGTTTGAGAACCGTGCTCGCCTACAGGGCAAGCCGGTTTCGGAGATTGCCAACGTTGCTCCGCTACAGGACACCGTTAACACTCTCTGGGCTCACCTCCTTACCAACTCTGACGCTCTCGCGGTTCCCGCGCGTGTGGTTACCGGCATGGACCGGCCTACGCGTGAGATCACGGACGATGAGGGTGAGGTTGTCGGGGAGGAAGACCTACCGCTTGAGCCTTACCGGTCTAACCGGCTGCTATGGCTTGAGTCTGAGTCTGCGGGTATCGCTGAGTTCTCGGCTGCTGACCTCACGAACTACACGAACGTTATCGGTACGGCCGTGCAGCACATTGCGGCTCAGACGCGCACCCCGCCGCATTACCTGCTTGGTCAGGTGGTCAACATCAGTGCGGACGCGCTAGCGGCTGCTGAGTCGGGTCTTGTGGCCAAGGTGACTGAGCGGCAACGGTTCTTCGGTGCGTCGCTGCGTGAGCTTATGCGGCTGGACGCGTTGGCCAAGGGGGATACCTCCCGCGCTGACGCTCTTGCGCTCGGTTCGGTTGTGTGGCGTGATCCGCAGTTCCGGTCTGACGCTCAGTACGCGGATGCACTTACCAAGCTCAAGGCAATCAACGTTCCGGATGAGGCGCTGTGGGAGCGAATCCCGGGTGTGACGCCGGATGAGATTGAGCGTTGGAAGACCATGCGCAATGACCAAGCATCGGCAATCGTCGGTGGGGACATTGCGGGGCTGTTCGGTCCTAAGCCGGATCCGGCAGCCGACGTACAGACGGACGGGGCACCGGAGGGGGTCTAGTTGGCTACCTCCGGGGCTCTCGCCCAAGCTAGGTATGACGAGACCACATCGGTTACGCGAGGCGTTCTAACGGCCGTACAGGGGCTTTGGCGCGATGCCACCCCCGACCGAATCCTAAGCGCGATGCAAGGGGAAACGGGCCGACAGATCCTCAACGCTGTTCTTGCTGGGCAACTCTCGGTTGCTCAGGGCGCGCAAGCGTTCGTGAACGGCGCGATGATGGCTCAGGGTGCGTCGTTCGGCCCCCTTGGTCGGCTCGTCCCCGGCTCTCTTGCCGGTCTTGCGGCTGACGGTCGGAACCTTGCAACTCTCCTGTATCTACCGGCCGTTACGACGGCTCAGGGGATGGCTGCCGGTCTGACCGCTGAGGATGCGGCAATCCTCGGGCTCAACCAAATGGCAAAGATCGTGTCTACCACGCTTGCTGATACTTCCCGTGCGGCAACTGCCGTGTCTATGGCTGCTGAGCCTCGCTGCATTTCCTATGTGCGTACGGTTCGGCTGCCTGCTTGCTCGCGTTGCATCATCCTTGCGGGTCGGCAGTACAGCTACAGCACGGGCTTTAAGCGTCACCCCGGTTGTGATTGTGGCATGGAGCCCATGAGTGACGCGGAGTGGCGTGAGTCTGCTAGCCCGGAGGATCTGTTTAAGCAGATGACTCCGGAGCAGCAACACAAGGCATTTGGTGCCGGTGGTGCTGACGCTATTCGGAACGGGGCCGATATCGGTCAGGTGGTTAACGCGCGACGCGGTATGGCCACTGCGACGAATGGCAAGAAGGTCACGACTGAGGGCACCACCAAGCGAGGCATTGGCGCTAAGGCGCTTGCTCGTAATGGTGCGTCCATTCAGAAGGTTCCGGGTCAGAAGCTGCCTCGTGTGAATGAGGCTCGCCTTATGCCGGAAACGATTTTGAAGAACGCTCACGGCGATCGTGAGTTGCAAATCAAGCTTCTCAAGAAGCATGGATACATAGTTTAGGAGCGATTCCTAGTGCCTGAAAACCCGAACCCCAACGGTCCTGAGGGCGACGCGCCCAAGGATGGTGACCCGGCTGAGGGCACCGGAACCGCTCCGAAGAACGGCCCTGAGGGCAGTGAGAGCGGCGACGGTGACGAGGGAGATAACTCCCTTGGTGACGCCGGTAAGAAGGCTCTCAGTGAGGAGCGTGCGGCCCGTAAGGCTGCCGAGAAGGAAGCCACTGAGGCCAAGGCTGAGGCCAATCGGCTACGGCGTGCGAATGCAGCCACCAAGGGCACTGACCTTGAGGCGATTCGTGATGAGATTCGCGCTGAGTTCAACTCGGAGCGACTTAAGGACAAGATTGCGCTTGCTTCTGCGGGCCGTTTGGCGGACCCGTCGGACGCTTCACGCTTCCTTGACCTTGACTCCCTTTCGGCTGACAAGCCGGATGACATCAAGGCTGCCCTAGACAAGCTTCTGACTGAGCGCCCGTACCTTGCGGCTAAGGATGCCGAGAAGGGTTGGGGCGACGTTGGCGGGGCGCAGCGTAAGGCCGTTGAGCCTGAGCCTGCCTCTCCGCTTGACCGGCTACGGCGTAGCTACGGCAGCAAGTAACCGCAACTACTGAATTCAGTAGCTGCCGCTCTCTTATTGATTGGATTACCCATGGCTCTAACTCTGCCTGAGGCTGCAAAGCTCTCGGAGAACGACCTACAGCGGGGCGTCATTGAGACGTTCGTGCAGGAGTCGCCCGTTCTTGACCGCATTCCGTTCCTCACCATTGAGGGTAACGCGTACGCCTACAACGAGGAGGCGACGCTACCGGGTGTCGCGTTCCGTTCTGTGAACGAGTCCTACACTGAGTCGACCGGTACGGTTAACCAGAAGTCGGAAAGCCTCGTGATTCTCGGTGGCTACGCTGACGTTGACCGTTTCATCGTCCAGACTCGCGGCAACCTGAATGATCAGCGTGCTGTTCAGACGCGCATGAAGGTTAAGGCTGCCTCTTACAAGTTCCAGGACACGTTTTTCAACGGTGACACTGCCGTTGACGCCAAGTCCTTTGACGGCCTCAAGAAGCGTCTGACCGGTTCTCAGGTCCTGAGCACGGGTACTAACGGTGCTCCGATTGTGGGTAACGGTGGCTCTGACGCTTACGCCTTCTTTGACCAGCTTGACGCGCTCGTTGCGCAGGTTCCCGGCCTGAACGGTGCGAACGGTGCTCTCTACGCCAACGCGTCTGTCATTGCGAAGATTCTTTCTGCGGGTCGGCGTCTTGGTGGCGTCGAAATGGTCCGCGAGGATCTGACCGGCAAGCGTGTTGTCACTTGGAACGGCATTCCGGTTCTTGACCCGGGTCAGACGGTTGCCGGTGCTGACATTCTCACCAAGACCGAGACGCAGGGTACGGCTACCAACGCGTCGTCCATTTACGCGGTCAAGTTTGGTGCGGACGAGGGTGACCGAGCGGTTACGGCACTGACCAACGGTGGCGTTCACGTTGAGGACTTTGGCCTACTTCAGTCGGCCCCGGTCTACCGCACGTTCATTGAGTTCTTCACCGGTCTCGCCGTGTTCGGCGGTAAGGGTGCTGCGCGCCTGACCGGTGTCCTAGCTGCGTAAGGAGAGTGGTTATGCCGCCCGCCCGTAAGAAGGCTGTTGCGGCTCCCGCTCTTGAATGCGGCAAGGCTGACGCTTGTGGTTCCTCGTCTCGGGTTGAGAGCTTCAGTGCTTCTCGCCCGGACGGGGAGCCGGTCAAGGTCACTCGCTGCATTGAGTGCGGCAGTCACAAGGTAGAGAACGACTCCTAGGGGGCAGGATGCCGGAACTTCCCGCGCTAGCCACCTCTGAGGAGCTAGCCGCTTGGATGCAAACCGATGTGGGCTCGCTTCCGGCGTCCGCCTCGCTCGTGCTGGACACGGCCTCAGCGATTGTGCGAGGAGAGGCACGGCAGCATTTCACGCGTCGTACAACGACCGTGGTCATGTACCCGGAGACCTACAGGGCTTGGGCCGGTCCGGTCCGTTGCTTTGTGGACTTGCCGCAGCGTCCCGTTATCAGCGTGGCGTCTGTGGTGGACGAGGACGGTAACCCCGTCCCGTTCAAGCTCAAGCGAAACACGCTGACCCTTGAGAGGGTCTGTGAGGCTGTCTCCGTGACGTTCACGCACGGGTACGCGGAAACCCCCGGGGACGTTAAGGCAGTCGTTCTAAGCGCTGCCTCACGCGTTCTGAACAACCCCTCAGACATTCGTCAAGAGGCCGTAGGCAGTCTGTCGGTTACGTATGCCGCTGAGACGATTGGCGCGAGCCTCGCTCAGGCTGACAAGGATCTACTTGCGCGTTACCGGCGTCGGGCAGCGTCTGTCAGGTGGGGCTAGTGAGCCTGCTTACTGCTGACGCTGCCACGGTGCTACGGGCCCCGTACGTCACGGACAAGTACGGCAACACGACTACTCAGCGGGATTGGGCTAATGCGGTCCGGTCTCCGCTGAGTGGCGTGTCCTTTCAGCCGGACGCGTCCACTGAGGCGACGGGGGACCGGGGCTCTGTGGTCACCGGATATCGGTTGATCACTCGTCGGGGCATGGACGCTGACATTTTGCCGACTGACCGGATTGAGGTCTACGGCATGACCCTTGAGGTTGACGGCGAGATTGGCCGTTTCCGCACGGGGGGCC